CAACAACAACAATTCAAAAAGATACAGGCACAACAACTGCTACGCCAATAGGTATTTTTATGGGTTGTCGTTTTATTGACCTTAACTCAAGTCAATTAACTTTCAGTCAACAGTGGTCAGGTGCCGCTAACACTGAAGGTATGGCTTATGTTATGGATGATCCAACTGCATTGTTTACAATTCAAGCTGACGCTACTGTAAACGATGATGACTTAGCTGCTAACGCTGCTCTTGTTCAAGGAACATCCAGTTCTACACTTAGTATTTCTCGTGTTTCCCTAGACATCAGCACAGCCGCAACAACAAATACTTTACCAATTCGTATTGTTGATTGGCTTGGTGGTTATGACGGAGACGAGAAAGGAACGGCTTTCCCAATTATGGTTTGTCGCTTCAACGCTGGTCATCAACTTTCACTTATTGCTAGTGGTTCTACATCCACAGCACCAAGTGCAGCTTAGAGGAGTAATTATCTAATGGCTATTTCAAGAGCGCAACTCCTCAAGGAGCTATTACCTGGTCTTAATGCATTGTTTGGTTTGGAGTACAATAAGTACGAAGACGAACACGCAGACATTTATGAAAGCGAAGCTTCCGATCGTTCATTCGAAGAAGAAGTAAAACTTTCAGGCTTTGGTGCAGCTCCAGTGAAACAGGAGGGTTCTAGTATCGCATATGATACAGCACAAGAAAGTTTCACAGCTAGATATAACCACGAAACTATTGCAACAGGTTTCTCTATAACTGAAGAAGCAATGGAAGATAATCTTTATGATTCTCTTTCTGCTCGTTATACAAAAGCCCTTGCAAGAGCTATGGCTTATACCAAGCAAACTAAAGCAGCAGCTTTACTCAACACAGGATTCGACACTTACACAAGTGGCGATGGTGTGACATTGTTTAATGCATCTCACCCAACAGTAGCTGGTGGAACTAATTCCAACAGACCTGCTGCAGGTGCTGATTTGAATGAAACAAGTCTTGAAGCCGCTGTTATTTCAATTGCTGCTTATGTGGATGAAAGAGGTCTTTTGATCGCTGCTCGTCCTAAAAAGCTCATTGTTCCCCCTGATTTAATGTTCGTAGCTACTCGTATACTAGACAGTACACTACGTCCAGGCACATCAGACAACGATGTAAATGCGATTAATTACAGTAGCACTGTTCCAGAAGGATATGCAGTAAACCATTATTTGACTGATTCAAATGCATGGTTTTTAACAACTGATATTCCTAATGGAATGAAGCACTTTACCCGTACACCGCTTTCAACAAGCATGGATGGTGACTTTGACACTGGAAATGTTCGTTATAAAGCAAGAGAAAGATATAGCTTTGGCGTATCTGATCCTCTTGGTATTTACGGATCTCCTGGTTCTTCATAAGAACTTTGTATTCGATTGGGGAAAGGGGCTTCACAGCCCCTTTCTTTTTATGTATAATAAAATATTCCTGACAGCTACATGGTGTAGCTGACACTAGCCACGACAGGAGATTACATATGGCTAATACAACTTTTAACGGACCAGTTCGTTCAGAGAACGGGTTCGAGCAAATTACTAAAAACGGCACAACAGGTGCTGTGACAACCACTCTCGACATTGACACAAGCGGTAATATTACAACAACAGGTTATGTTGCCGAGCAAAAAAGAGTGATTCGTCAAACAACTGCTGACGGTTGGAACGATGGAGCGGTTACTTTAACAACAGCACAAAAAGGTTCTATTATTCTTCTTGATAAGGATGAGGCAACCGTTGTTACTCTTCCTGCAATTACTTCATCAGACATTGGTGTTTACTATACATTTATTGAAACAGTAGCATCTGATAATGCAAGAACAATCGTAACAGGCTTTGACAATGACTACTATGTTGGTGGTCTTGTTGTTGGAACAACAGCAGCAGAAAATGGATCAAAGTGTTTTGTACCAGCAGGTGGCACAGATACAACAATTAAGTTTGATGATAATCTTGCTAACGGAATGGGAGCTTTAGGTTCAACAGTTTATCTTCATGCTGTTCTTACAGGTAATACTGGAGCAGGTGGTGGAGCAAAACTTGTTTGGGCTGTCACAGGTCACGTTGGAACTTCCGATGCAAATGGTGATGGTACTGCTATCTTTACATAATAAGGAGTAAGATATGTCAGCAAATGATGTACAAGCCAGATATATAGCTCCTGCGGCATCTGATGATAACGGTATCTCTACTGCGGCTACGTTAAGTGGAGCAGGAAACTTAACCATCAATGGTGCTTTAGCCGATGGTGGTTCGGTTACTTTAGACGATGCACGACAAGTTATTATCACAAGTGCAGGAGATGATAGCGGTGATACGTTTACCGTCACTGGCACAGATGAAGCAGGCGATGCCCAGACAGAAGCTATTACAGGCGCTGACACGGGTGTTGCTACAGGATCTAAATACTTTACAACAATAACGCAGATAGCAGCTTCGGGTGCTTCTGCTGGTAATGTTGAGGCAGGAACAGGAACTTCTGTTGCTGCTAAAATTACCCGTAATCGTGTTCGTTTACGTGGGTTGCAATATGTTTGCAATACAACAGGCGGCACAATAGAGGTAAAAAATACCAGTGCAACGGGATCATCACTTTATAAGTTTGATGCTAACAATGTAGACGATACGATTTATCCAAGCATACCAGACGGAGGAATAGTTTTCTCAGGTGGGGCATATGTAGTTTATAACCAAACCCACGTAGTAAGCTTTACAATGTTTTATGAAGGATAAACTAAATGGATCTCGACCCGGTTATACTTTGGAACATTGTATTAACTGTGGTTGTCGGTCCAGTTGTGCTTTGGGCTAGATCAATGGCTGCGGAAGTCAAACGGATAGATGTCCTCCTTAATAAAACTAGGGAGGAAACTGCCCGTGACTTTGCAACGAAACGAGACCTTGAAACTGATGTTTCAAGGGTACTCGCACAACTAGATAAAATGGATAAAAAACTCGACAGATTATTTGAAGATAGGAGAAAGTAAATGCCAAGTGGTAAAGGAACATACGGAAGCCAAGTAGGCCGACCTAAGAAAATGATATTTGGTGGTGCATTGGTAAGGGGTGGTATGAAATTAGCAAAAAACCTTATGCAGAAAAAAAGTAAAAAAATTATTGATATAGAAAAAGTAAAAGATCTTAAAGGAAATATTAAAGGAAGAGACATCGCCAAACAAAACAATCAAGCTGATAAAAAGGTTTTAGATAGTTTTAAAAACAATGTTCCAAAAATTGGACAGGATGTTGTAGGTAAGATGTACGGTGGTGCAGTTAAAAAGAAAATGTACGGTGGCAAAGTTAAAAAAATGGAAATGGGTGGCAAAGCAGGCTGTCCTATGAAAATGCGCGGTGGCGGTATTGTTGAAGAAATTAAAAGATCTCCAAATGCGGCTATGGTTTCTGATAGTTTAAAAAGAATGGCAGGGATGTCTGGTAAGATGGACGCTCCTGTTCAACGTGGAATGAGAAGGCAAAGACCTCAAAAAGAAATAATGTAAAGGTTATGAACAATGGCAACAAGCGGAACAGCCACATTTAATCTTGATATAAATGAGATTTGTGAAGAGTCCTTTGAAAGAGCAGGACTCGAAATGCGTTCTGGTTACGATTTAAAAACAGCACGAAGAAGCCTTAACCTTATGTGTCTTGAGTGGGCAAACAGAGGTATTAATCTTTGGACTGTTGAAGAAGGTTCAGTAACCTTGGTTACTGGCACTTATCAATATACATTGCCAGCAGATACAATGGATTTACTTGATCATGTTTTAAGAACAGGATCAGGAACTAGTACGCAATCTGATTTTAATTTAGCCCGTATATCTGCAACAACTTATTCACAGATACCTGCAAAATTAACCCAGGCACGACCAACTCAAATATATATAGACCGACAAAGAGATGCGCCTGTAATTAATTTGTGGCCTGTTCCAAGCTCTACATATAACAATGATATAATTCGGTACTGGCGTATTAGAAGAATACAGGATACTGGGACATTGGGAACAAATGATCCTGATGTGCCATCAAGATTTTTACCTGCATTGATCGCAGGGCTGTCATACTATATAGCAATGAAAAAACCAGAAGCGGCACAAAGGATACCTGTTTTAAAAGCTTCTTATGAAGAACAGTTTGAGCTTGCTGCTTCTGAAGATAGAACAAAAGCACCATTAACATTTGTACCATTAGCGGATTATTTTGGACCATGAGTAGACCATACGCAAGAGGAAGATATGCTTTTGGATTCTGTGACAGAACAGGGTTTCGTTATCCTTTAGATGAGTTAATTTTTGAAGTTAGTAATGGTGTCAGGACGGGAATGAAAGTTGGTCGGGATGTTTATGATCCTGATCAACCTCAAAATAGTTTAGGAAAAGTACAATTTTCTGACCCCCAAGCTTTGTTTGAGCCTCGACCAGACCAAGGAATCGAGGCAAGTAGAGCTTTTTTTGGATGGAACCCTGTTGGTGATGGTGGCGATGCACCTGATGGTAACGGGGATATGGGTTTAACAGGCAGTATTGGCACTGTCACAGTATCGGTGAGTTAATTATGGCTTGGACATTAACAACTTTAAAAAGTGCAATACAAGATTACACAGACAATAGCGAGACAACTTTTGTAAATGATCTAAGCACTATTATTCTCAATGCAGAAGATCGCATTATGAGTCTTGTAGATCTTCCTGATTTTAGAAAAAATGTAACAGGTACTATTTCTTCTGGGAACAAATACTTAACTATGCCCACGGATTTCTTGGCACCGTTTAGTCTTTCTGTAACCACCTCTAGTACAGTTTTCTTTCTTATAAATAAAGATGTTAATTTTATGCAAGAGTCTTTTCCTACGACAACCACAACGGGAAGACCAGAGTTTTATGCAATATTTGATTCATCTAACTTTGTCTTAGGTCCAACACCTGATCAATCTTATGATACAGAGTTGCATTATCTTTATAAACCGACAAGCATAACAACATCAGGTACAGGAACTTCATGGCTCGGCACTAATGCTGCTGATGTTTTATTATACGCATCTCTAGTGGAAGCTTATACTTTTATGAAGGGCGAGCCTGACATAATGGCTGAGTACAAAGAAAGATTTAATGAAGGTATAATGCGACTTAAGAATCTTGGAGAAGGTCGTATGACTAAAGATCAATATCGTAATGGTAAATTAAGGATACAGGAAAGCTAATGTTTGATGTTTCGGTAGATATGAATGTAGGTCATGTGGATGTAAGCACGACTCATTACAGAGGTCATAGCGTAGATGATTTAACAGATATGTGCCTTGATCATATTATGACGGTATCAAAAAACGCACCTCCTGAAATAAGAGATCAAGCCTTTGTTTATAAGGAAAGAATTAGAAGTGTTATAAAGCACTATATGACACAAGCGGTAAAATCTGATAGAACTACATTATATAATAAAATGACGCAAGAAGGTCATGAGGATATAGCAAAAGCTATATTGAAATTTTAGGAGATTGATATGGCAATATCACAAGCGATGTGTACCAGTTTTAAACAAGAGTTATTGGTAGGAACTCACAATTTTACAGCAAGCACTGGTAATTCGTTCAAGCTTGCTTTGTATACATCAAGTGCTTCTTTGGGTGCCGGGACAACAGCGTATACCTCCTCTAACGAGGCAAGTGGTACGAACTACTCTGCAACAGGATCTGTATTAACAAGTGTCACACCGACAACAGACGGCACAACTGCTATATGTGATTTTAGTGATTTAACTTTTAGCAATGTAAGTATTACTGCAAGAGGTGCATTGATTTATAATGATACACAAGCAGACAAAGCTGTTTGTGTACTGGACTTTGGTGGCGATAAAACTGCAACTGCTGGAGATTTTACAATTAGTTTTCCAACAGCTAATGCTTCTTCAGCGATTATAAGGATTGCATAAATGGCTGATATTACTGGTTGGGGCAGATCAACTTGGGGCAGTGGAGCCTGGGGAGAAGCCGAGCCAGTAAGTGTTACTGGAGTTGCAGGAACATCGGGACTAGGTAGTGTTACGGTATCAGCAGATGCCAACTTAACAGTAAGTGGTGTGTCTGCTACAGGTTCACTCGGAAGTATAGTAGTAAGACTTCCAAAAACTGTTTCTGTTACGGGAGTATCAGGAACTGCATCTTTAGGAACAGTCAACGTATGGGGTGAAATAGTCCCCAGTCAGACACCAGAGTGGGCGGCAGTCTCTCCGAGTCAGTCACCGTCTTGGTCTACAGTAACACCAAGTCAAAGCCCATCTTGGACTGATATAGCGGCATAAGGATAAGAACAATGTCAAGTACATATACAACAAATACTGGGATAGAAAAACCAGCCACAGGTGATAGATCGGGTACATGGGGAACCATGACTAATACCAATATGGATCTTATAGACCAAGCCCTTGATGGGTTTATTTCTGTTACTGCGGCAGCCACAGGATCTACAGGTTCACCTAACACCCTTCCTATTACAAACGGATCTGTATCCAATGGAAGAAACAGAATTATTAAGATAGTTGATGGTGGAGATTTAGGTGGCACAGTTTACTATCAGATAACTCCGAATGATGCAGAAAGATATTTATGGATTGAAAACGGTTTATCAGGCTCACGATCAATTCTTCTTTTTCAAGGCACATATAATGCATCAAATGATATAGAGGTGCCTGCTGGCAAAACTAAACTTGTTCGGTCAGATGGAGCAGGTAGTGGTGCCGTAGTTGTAGAGGTTGCAGCTAACCTTGCTGTTACAGGATCGTACCAAGTCGATAACCTTTTATTGGATGGCAACTCAATCACATCAACAGATACTAACGGTAATGTTAATATTATTCCTGCTGGTACAGGAGATGTCAATCTTGGTGCTGATACTGTAATGATTGGTGATGACGATGCTGATGTTACCTTAACAACGCAAGGCACAGGAGATTTAACTCTTAGTACAAATAGTGGTACAGACTCAGGTACGATTGTAATTGCAGACGCTGCCAATAATGATATTACCTTAACGCCTAACGGAACGGGTAATGTTAATGCTGTTGCTGATACATTAGTTGTTGGTGATTCCAATGCAACAGCTACGATTACATCGAATGGTACAGGGGATTTGGTTCTTTCAACAAATGCAGGAACGGACTCTGGTACAATCACAATAACAGACGCTGCAAACAATGATATTTCTCTTGCTCCGAATGGCACAGGTAATGTCAATCTACAAGCTGACAGTGTTGTAGCTGGTGATTCAGGTGCTGATTTTACTCTTACTACTAATGGCACTGGGGATTTAATTCTTAACACAAACTCAGGCACAAACTCAGGAAGCATTACAATAGCAGATGGAGCGAGTGGCAATATAGCTATTACTCCTAACGGCACAGGTGAGGTTGATATATCTAAAGTTGATATAGCTGGAGGAGCAATAGATGGCACAACAGTAGGTGCGGCTTCTGCAACCACAGGAGCTTTTACAACTTTATCTGCTACCAGTGACGTTACTTTCAATGGAGGTACATTTGTCTTTAACGAGGCAGGGGCAGACAAAGACTTTAGGGTTGAAGGTGATAATGATGCTAACCTGATCTTATGTGATGCTTCGGTAGACAGAGTTGGAATAAAAACAGCAACACCATTAGCAGCTCTTCATGTTACAGGTGATACTTTCTTTGGTGGTAATGTCAGAGAAAAAGTAACGATATCTGCAACAGCGGCAACAGGCACTGTAAATTTTGATGCCATAACACAGGGTGTTTTGTATTACACAACTAATGCTTCTGGTAACTGGACATTGAATGTTCGAGGTGACGGTTCTACTACTCTTAATTCAATAATGGCAACGGGTGATTCTTTAACGGTTGTATTCTTAGCTACACAAGGAGGCACTGCTTATTATCAAGCTACGTTTAAAGTAGATGGTAGTGCTGTAACCCCTAAATATGCAGGTGGTTCGGCTCCAAGTGCAGGAAATATAAACGGTATAGATTCCTATGCAATGACAATAATTAAAACAGGTGATGCAGCATTTACAGCACTTGGTGCTTTAACAGGATTCGGATGATTAAACTATGGCTCCTATCATATCTTCTTTTGCTTCTGCAGCAGCTCGTAACTACGGTTTTGGGTTACTGACTCCTTTAACAACAAACATAACCAGTTTTACTTCTTCTGGAACTTGGGAAGCGCCTGGCAGAACTACTGAGATTGCTTACTTAATTGTAGCAGGAGGTGGTGGCGGTGGTGGAGCTTTTGCCGCAGGTGGAGGTGCAGGAGGTTTTCGTGTTGGAACGGGTCAAGCTGTTGATTCAGGAACCGAGTATACAATTACGGTTGGAGCAGGAGGAGCAGCTGGAGCAGGATATTCTAGCCCAGGTGATCCTAGTGGAACAACGACAACAGGAAGTGATGGTTCAGATGCTTCTATCGGTAGCCCTGTTTCTTTAACCTCTACTGGTGGTGGCGGTGGTGGAAGAGGATATCCAAACCCAGGTCAATCAGGTCGTGATGGTGGATCAGGCGGTGGTTCAGGCGGTGGTTCTCCTTTAACAGTAGGAAGCGGAAACACTCCGAGTACATCTCCAAGTCAAGGCAACAACGGTGGATTAGGTAATTATGCAGGCGCTCATTTTGGCGGTGGCGGTGGCGGTGGAGCAACTGCTGCAGGTTCTAATGTAGGTCTTAGTAACGTAGGTGGA